GGTAGATTAATTGGACAAGTAGCAAGTATTGGTGGGGCAGGTAATACTGTTATTACTTTCAATAATAACATAAGAAAAACAAATGGTAGTAGTTATTTTGTAGGAGATTTGTATAAAGTAACTGCATTACNAAATAATGCTGGCGTCCCTACTTCAAACTGTACGATAGTATATGGACATGATGAAGAGGAAACCTTTGTTAATTGGTCTAATAGAATACATATGCTAAAATCAATGGTAACTAATGATAGTCAAACATATGGAGATGGAGGCTCTACTGCTTGGAATACTTTATATTCACACGATTTAGATTGTGGTTCATCAACCAACCGATTAGGTAATATATATTTACCAATATCTTTACAACTCAAAATGGAAAATAAAACACAGGGAGGTTCTTCTGAAGATGCAGATATTTTGGGGGCTAGTACCTTTGCAGACAATCATCCTTCACAGATATTTGAAATACTTGATAATTTAGATGGCAATACTTTAACTCTACAAGTTAGCAACCATAATGCACTATATAACGGAATGCTACCTTTATTCTTAGATAGATTTAGCATAGAAGATGGCGCACAAAGAGCAAGTAAAGGAATGGTGGGTCAATCTATTGACGCAATATCAAGAGCAAAGGTTGATGGAGGTACTTCAATAGATAAAGGAATATTCCCGATTGCTACCTTTATGGAGTTTAACAAGTTTGATGATTCACAAGGAAATGCAAGAACATACGATAAAGATAGTGACGGGGTAATGTTAACATTTAAGCCACGATTATATATTGATGAAAGTGCAAGTACAAATGATGGGCCGAGTGGAACAAGCACTTCTCACTATATCATAAACCCTATTACTGCAAAAGACGGCAAACATTTTGATGATAGTGACGGTGATGATTTAGTAGACGATAGCGTAGAAATAAACAGAAGAAGTTTAAGTCTAATGAATGATTTGACAGGGTGCTATTTAGTTTCTGAAGCAGGTAAATATTTTAATGAATTGGGTAGTGAAACTACTTACAATCTAAATACATATACACCTATCTCTTTAGATAAAATGTCGCCAACTACAATCGCTTATGTTATTTCCCATGAAATAGAAACCACTAACACTAATCTAAGACATAATATAATTACTGATAAACCTTTACCAACAGGATATTATAGAATAATGCAACCTAACCATACTTGTCTTTATGATTTTTCTCCGCAGGAAATAGCGATAAATACTTTATCTTCTGCATATACAAAAGTTTCTGGTGAAAATAGATGTTATGATGCTATTCAATCTTATCTTGTTGGTGATAAAAAATCTAAAAAACAAATTGGTAATTTTTATGATACGGGAGGTAATGAAGCGGCATTATCTATGTATGTTGTAGCGGATTTAGACGGTCAATCTTCATCTTCAGAAATTGTTCTAAGAGATGGAAACAATTTTGAAAGTATATTAGACTCTAAATCATATGATATGTGTATTTCCGATGGAAATAATCCTTATAGGACTTCTTTAGAATACATAGATACCGGTAATAATATCGGTCATACTCTTAAATTTTCAGAGATAAAAGAACAATTAGGGATAGTTTCTATTTCAGAGGTATTTAGTATTACTTTATCTGAAGAAATTGATGGAATATTAGATAGAGCATTAATAGGAAGCACTGTAACAATCTGTAATGAAGCAGAAGAATTAGTTAATGAGTTGTTAGAAGATGAAGGAATAGTTTTTTCTAATACTGACCCCGAATATCCTTTATTTTTAGCACCTAACTTTCAAGGAATTGATTTATTCTCTGCAATTAATTTCCTATTAAATAAAAAAGATAAAACTATTTTTCACGACAATGATACATTTCAAATTAAATCAAGAGAAGATACATTTTTTGATACAGGTGTTTTTGTTAGTGATAATTCGGATGCCGAACTATATAATTACGATAAGGATGATAACTTTTTTAACCTATATAATGAAGTGTCCGTTTATGGAAAAANACACAAAGCAGTACGCTCTGATTTTACCAGCATAAAACAGTATGGAAAGAAAAGTCTTGAAATATATGATTCTAAATTAACTACTCAAATAGAAGTAAATAAAAGAGCAGATGAAGAATTAGAAATACACACTACATTAAATGAATCTATTGAAATTGATGTAGGGCATAAGAAATTATCTCAGATAAGGGCCGGAGATATTATTGAATTAGAAATACCAAGAGAAAATATTAAAAGAAATGTGTATAAAATATTGCAGATAAAACACCTTCTAACAGGTAACATGAAAATACAATTAGGAAGATATAATAAATTACTAGAAGATAGATTTTCTGAATTGGCAATAGAAAGTAAAGAATTAAGAACAGACGGAAGAAGCGCAAGATTTGATGAAAGTAATAAAGGATATATAATGTCGGAAAAAATAAAAATAAAACCAATCAAACTAATAGTTAGAGAAAGGAAGAGTAACGGAGGGCTTGTGTTTGGGTTTGGGGCAACTCTAAATACCAACAGTCGCCCATTAGGATTCGGGCAAAGCCTCGGAGTAACCCACACAACATTGTTGGAGGAAGAGTATTGATTACAGACAAATTCAAATCATTAATGGCAGACCAATTGGTTTCGTTATTAGTAAATGGAAGAGTAGGTCAAGGGGGTAATTCAACAAGCCCTGCGGCTACTGATTTAGATGTAGATATAGGGGCAGATGATTCAGCATATACTAAAACAGCAATTAAGTCTAATCAGAACACAGTAGAATACAAATTAAAAATAGCAGGTTCAAATACTAACTTAGACGGTAAAAGTATTAGAGAAGCCGCCTTTTTTGATTCAAATGACAATATGTTGGCAAGATTGAATTTCGATGCAATAGGCCCAATAGCCAACACAAGCGATTTAGAAATATTCTTTATTTTGGAGATGGAATGATATGGGAACAGTAAATAATCCACACAATTATAGCACAACTTCGGGTACAACTCCAACTGCACAAATAACTGATGATGTTGATTATCCACATACAGGATTAATCAAATCTCTAAGTCAAGGTATTAGAGGAAATTATGCAATTAAGGGAAGTGCTACTGATTTTGATATTACCTTTGCAGATGGTGGCTCTTTTACTACTATTGCAGTAACAACAGGAAAAGCATATAGAGATGGTAAATTAGTAACAATTACTGCTTTAAGTGCTACTGATATGAATACTTCATATAACTCCGGTACGGGTGCAGTGGATATTACGCCTGTTACGAGTGATTTCTATTTAATGCTTGTTGCTAAATCAGATAATACTATGGTGTTAAGGGGTTCCAATGCAGTAGTAAATAGAATACCTGATTTTGTTGATGGTGACATTCCTATTGCTATTATCAAAATAGTTGCTAATTCTGCTGATGATTCAGCCGCAACTTCTGATAGATTGGTTCAATTCTTAACTACAAGTAAAGTTACTAATGAAGTAAGTATTGGCTATGATAGTTCGGGCTACACCGAATCCGGTAAAATAACAGGCGATAACAATAGTATTGATATTAGTTCTACTATTACTAATGCTGATATTAACTTAACACCAAACGGACAAGGAGATGTAAAGTTAGGAACGCTCAAGATTGATGGCGACCAAACAGTAGGTTCGGGTCAAGATGGTTATGTATTAACTTATACTCATTCTAATGCAAAAGCGGCTTTAGCGGCAGCAAGTGGAGGAAGTCTAACTTATGGTGTATGGGAGTTAAGAAGTGACAAAACAGATTTTGATACAGACACCGCTAATACACATGATGCAGATGATTCCGATTCAGCGTATGCTAGAACAGGAAATCTAACAGGTTTTTCAAGTGGAACATTTACTGCTTCTGCTTCAACGGCGGGAACATATATGGTTAGGGTTCAGTATCAATTCGGCACAGGAAGCAGCAGTTCCTTAAATGAAGCAAGCGGGACTAAATACACATTACAATTATTAGCATACAAAAATGGAAGTGCTGAAGCCAATATCGTTGGGTTTGGTAGAGTGCAGATAAACGGTTTTTGGGCTGATTCTCATTTTTATAGTGCTTATATCGTTACTTTAGCAGATGGAGATGAACTTGTAAATAAACATAAGTTGGTAGGGCACACAGGTTCAAGCGGTAGCCATTATAACATCAAGAAGGGCGGAAGTAGTAATTTACCAACAACGCTAGTAGAGATGGTGAAAATAGCATGAAGAGTTATAGAGAAGTATTGGAACAGCACTATTATCAAGTGCTTAAAGAAGGAAATATATTACATAATGATGGTAATGGTGCATATTTAATATTGGCTGATTGGCCTACACATATTTGCCCTTGCCCTACTATGGCACATATCGAGTCTTTGCGTTAATCGCCTTTAGTGAATAATCCATTTTAAGCGAAAAAAAGGACAAAAAAAATCCAAAAAAAAAGAGGGAGGCCGAAGCCCCCCTCAATTATTTTGTTTTCATTTCTAATTCACCGTTTTAACAGACCAAATGCCGTTGCATTCACGGCATTCCCATAAATTAACTCTATCGTTTGAACCTACATAATACCCTACTAAACGCTTCGCTAATGTGCGTTTAGTACAATATTTGCAAGTTTGTTTCAAACTCATTGCTTCTTGTCACCTTCTGATTCTCCAATCAATCTTCTCATATAGTCCTCTACGCTTTGGTCTGTAATATTATTACCACCAAAAGCCGCAAAGAACAATAGAGTGATTATGACTAGAAATACCAAAAGGCCAAACCATTCTGCCGTACTCATTACCAATCAACTCCTAATTCTACAAATTCCTCTTTTTCAATAGAGAATGCTTTAACAATACCATTATCTTGTCCATACTTCCAAAGGTCATATACTAATTGAGTATCTTTCATGCAATACTCCACTACTTCATCGTATCTTCCCATTTTCCATAGTTTAGGTGCATCAGCACTATCCATTAGTTTAGCATCATCTAAAGAACACTTTACAAGATTCTTTAATTGCATTCTTTCTCCATGTTCTTTTAGAATGTATTTGCTTGTATCAATATATCTTTTATTACCTAAATACTTATGAATGCAATAAATATCCATAGCATCTCTCAATACAGGCAAATCAAACGCTGCAATGTTATGTCCTAACAAAGAGCCTCCTTTCTGAAAATGATTATCTAAATCATATTTTAATTCAGAAAGGGGTTTTATTACATGACCCGACTTAGCAAAAGAATCAACAGGTTCATCAACATAAACAGTTCCATTAGAACCATCCCATGTAGCGGCTGTTGATACTTGAAACATATGAGTATTTCCAAATCCGCCTATGTCATGTGACATATTCTTGGTTTCAATATCCAACGCTAATACAGACATTATAATCACTCAGAGCCATTAGACCACAATTTAGAGATTTTTTTTGCTTCCGCATCTTCAGTTGGTTCTTCGCCGCCAATCTTTCTTTTCAAGAAAGCAACGATGTTTGCACCTGCAATACTTAGCATGGAACAACATTCCCAACCTTCATCTCCATAGGTGTCTAAAGTTTCTATAATTACTTTTGGCCCTTTTGTCACATCAAACACTACATATGTGTTTTCCCATTTCATTTCTTTTCCCCCTTTAATCTAATGAATACTGAACGACCCTGTTTATCTGTTTCAAAGTGATGTTCATTTTCATTCCATAGAACATAAATTCTTGCCTTTTTTAGCCCAAGTTTATCCATAAGAGTATCTAAGAATAATTTCTTGCTAACATAACCTTCTTCATCTTTACCCATTTCTGTGAATACTTTGAGAAATGCTGATTCTTGATTCTTTTCAGCCATGCTTCTACGCCTTACTCTTAGGCTTCGTTCCAACCAATCTACCAATGTCATATAACATTGTCGCACGATAGAGGCCGCTTGCCTCACATTGTACCCCGTAACCAAGAAGCGGTCTTGCTTGTTGGTAATAGAACGGCTTTGTGCTACACTACAAAGAACAGACATTTTGAACAGTATTTTCAATAAACGGGTAGTAAAATTAGATGCAATCTTTCTAACTTCAGGAGATGCTGATTGAATATATGCTTCCATACCTTCATATTCAAACTCTAATACATCATTAAACTCTGGTGAAAACTTCATTACTTTAAGTCCGTCTTTCTCTACTTCTTCCCATCTTTCCTTAACCATGCAGTATATCTTAAATAAAGCATTAGCGTGTTTATCAATAGGCATGTCAATATCTACAATCTTACCAGCATAAGAGATTTGTTTTCTTCTCATCTTATCTTGAATAAAATGCGGAACATCCCAGATAAACAATAGCATTCTTTGAAGAACACCCTTTTCTGTCATTACTGATTCTAACTTATGTGGAGGATATGTCATAGCCAAAACAGAACGCTCACAAAAACATTCCATTGTATCGCCTTCTTTTAGTTTCTTAGAAACAATCCAATTTTCACCATGTAATGTATTCATAAAAGTATTAAGCATAACAATAGCATCTTGTTTATGTTGGCTTTCCTTAAACACACCGGAATATTCAAACTCATCCCAATGCGCTAAACCACTGCCTTCTAATTCACCAGCAACCCTTTTTTGCCTAAACTCGCCTTTAGTTTCACTATCTTCGCCTCTATCTAATTCTTCTTTATAGTGGCCTATTAGTGCCGCATCCGTATAAAGAGTAGTAGAGAACACATTGAAATCTTTTGGTTTCTTAGGAACAAAATCACCTTCAAATTCAGCAGGGATTAATTCTGCTAATGGGTGGCTATTTGTATCATTAATCTTTTTGAATACGCTTTTTGCTACCGGCCCTACAAAATTATACAATGTAGATTTACCTGTACCGGAAGTCTGTATTTGACAGAAATGTATTCTTGAATCTTCAATACTGAACCCATTCGGTATCTTAATGTAATCCTTACACACTTGACCCAATATAACGAAATACGATACTGCCGCAGGTATTTCATTATAATGCGCTACATTTACTGCATCTTTCTGAAACTCTTGTACGATTCTCGGTAATGTACCGGCAAACGCTTGAGTATTTTCTTCGTATATTTCCATATACTTATCTTCATCTTCCCCCTCATACATTTGAGAGGTTCTATTTTCTTCATTCATATTTTCACCTTATCCTCACTGTTTAGTGTGTCTAATATTCTTTTGGCGGTCTTTTCGCCTATTCCATCCATGTGACACAATTCATGGATTTTTTGTTCTCCTATTTCCATAATGCAACCATACTCTTTGATTAGAGCCTTTGCTTTCTTATATGAAACTCCTTTAATACTCGTTAATACATCTAATCTTAAATCATCAGTGGTAACTCTCTTGAATACTTCAGGTCTAATTACATCTCTAACAATAGGTTTCATTTTACATATGCTACTTATTATCAGAGCCGCTTCTTCTTCTGAAGGAACCCAAAATGCTTTTACATCAGTATCTAATGTAATTCTTCCTATTCCTCCTAAAAACTTATTATTCAACATCATTGTTCTAGCAGGTTCTTGAATGTTGGATTTACCGTATTCTTTGATATTGTAAATCGCTTCTTCTAATGAACCATATATAATCACAATGTTAGTTTTATAATGTCTATCCATGTTATCTATTTGAGTCCATATTCTTTTACTCATAACTGAACCCAAAAAGTCTGTTGATGATTTTGCTTCAAAACAAACATCATCGAAAACATAATCACCAATTTCAAGCCATTTCTTTTCTGTCTTTATTCCTAAACTCTTACACTTTAATTCAACTAAGCGTACTAACTTAGAACCTTGTTTTTCTCTACTATCAATAATTAACATATTACTCACCTGTATAATCTGGATAACGCCAACACTTACCGACACAATAACCATCTGAAATTAGTTTATCACAAAAAGGAGTTTTGTAATTACCAAATACAGTGAACTTTGCATGTTTCCTTGTGGTGGCTTCATCCCAATCCAACCATATCTCATCATTGGATTCTACTAACTGTTTGATTTCAGCAACAATCAAGTCCAAGACTTCTTGTTTTTCCTTCAAGGAATTGATAGGTTGCCTCCCCGTTAGTAAATCTCTATACCAAGAAACAAGGTATGCTCTCGCCATATGCGAAGGATTCTCCGTCATAATAGCACTATGCAAACACGGCAATATAGGTAATTTACCGGTGTATTTTGGGACACTGACTTCGCCCCCCACAGTATCAATAGGGGGGGCTTTCGGAAAAACTACCAAATTATTACCGCCCATTTGGAACGGTAAATGGCGTGGTTCTGATGCTAATGACAGAATATGCTCAAGATTAAAAGAAAGGTCACTTTTAGTTAAAGGAATACAGTAATATGAATTACCTTCATTATCAGAAGAGGACATATTAACTGTATTAGGGACTCTTCTCAATCTTGTTGGTTGTCCTACTCTATCGTCTAAAGTATTTTTTCCGCCAAAGTTTTCTTTAAGGACTTCTTTCATTTCTCTAAAGAAAGATTGAATATCTCTAATGCTATCAGTCTTTTCACCAAATAGAAACAAATGAAAACCCCTACCGGAAAAAAACATTGTATGTTTCCAATCGTTATCAATAACCTTTTGCATTATCATTTTCAAATCTCTCCAAGCCATTTCTAAATCATTATCATGCCCGTCAAAATCTAAAAAGATTCTATCGAGAATAACTGATGATTCTATCTTTGCCGTTTCTGAAAAATGTTCAAAGTCATAAACGGTTGTATAAACATTTGTCCTATTATTTTGAGCATTAACAAACTTAGCATATTCATTCCTCGATAAGACTACTCTTCTTTTCATTTGTGGGGCGTTCTTTATGTGACTCCCCGCCCAAACTTCCCTCGGATATTTCATTATTTTTACCTCCAAAATTAACTGTTGCATTATTTAGCATATTTCTTATTACACCGGCTATTTCACCGGATAGTTTAGTATGTATCGCTTCTCTCATTACATCTTCAAATGTATGACCTACGAAGTTTTCGTTTATTCTTACTTCTCTGACTAAATCAAATCTTTCAATTAGTTTCGACTCCGAATAGATTTCGTTGCAAAGTTTATTGATAGTATCTTTTAGATTAGATATTTCTGTAAAAGTCCAATCTCTAGCAAGTACCTTTTCTTTTATCATTTCTTCATTCATTTAATCACAACCATGTATCGGTTTGCGCCGCATCACAAATACCAAAGAACGAACAATGTGAACAAGTCTTATAGAAAAACTTTGCAGGGAAATGCGAGTTTTCATAAGACCAAATCAACTTAGCAATATTATTCATTACCGAAGTCATAGTTCTTGTTTTTACTTCTTGAGAAAAGACATAATTAGATACAGGATAATACCAACCCCAATGAGTTACTTTCTTATTAGGGTCTAATCCATTTTTAATCAGCACTTCATCTTCAGCATTTTCAATAAGTAATTGATAGAAAGCCATTTCCTTTCTCATACTTGTTGCTTTGTAGTCTTTCCACGGCCCCGTTTTGTATTCAAAAGGAATATACCCATCGTTTTCTTCAAAGATTCTATCAATAATGCCTTGAATATGTATCTTGTAATCCCTCTTTAGAGGAAACTTAGAGTTTGTATCTTTGTCAATTGTAATTTCTGCATCAAACTTACCTTCATTACAAACAGGCAGATATTCATGCAGTTTATTTTCTGCTCTTGCTTCAATGAATCTCTCTGCTTCAAATGCTGACATCGTGATATATATGTCTAAGTAATCATCAATAGGATGAAGGCTTTGACAATACTCATAGATTTCTGTACTGTTCATTGATTCTGCTTTCTTAATATCAAACTCATTAAAAAAGTTCTCTCTTGCATTGTGACAAACCGTTCCCTTCAACATTGCGTCTGTTTGGTCTTGAGGAAGCCGTTGTATGTAAGAGAAATCGTACTTTTTAGGACACCAATCAAAAGAACCTAATGAAGATTTAGTTATTTTCAGTATAGGTTTGCTTGGGTCATCAAAGTTTTCGGGCTTAAAGTCATAAGTAAAATCTTGCATTGAAGAAATTACCGCATTATATTTTTCATCTATATTCATATTACCACCAATCGTCTAATTTTTTCTGTATTTTACCGGTTCTTATGCTTGACAAATCCCAATCCATAGCCTTGTAAATAGGCTTTGCCTTCTCTACTACCTGTTCGGCGTAGTGCTTCCAATCGGGTACATAACCCTTGAAATCTGCGTAGGTTGTGCCGGAAACATATTCCGCATTTCTTCTTTCTCCTGTTAATGGATGAGTATATGTTTTGTGCAAGTGCTTTGCTTTTAGAAACAAATAGGAATCATCAAACTCCACATTAGTATGTTCCCAAGCATAAAGCATACCTGCAATACCTTCACCAAGAGAAGGTTTTTTGTTTTCTAAGGTAACAAATAATTTACCTTCTGTTCCACATTTTTTGCACCATTTGATAGGTTCTTTGATGTGGTGTTTTAATCCGCATTCGGGACATTTAACATTCAAGCGATTGCTTCTTAGTCTTGCCCTTTTGATGATGGATTCAATATCTATTTTACCTTCTAATACAGAAACATAAGTATCGTGTAGATACTTATTAATTTCTTCTTTAGGCTCCTGTTGAACCCACATTTTCAAAGCGGTAGTTTGTACCTCTTTTGCTAATTTAGTTTCACTAACTCTCTTAGCAGTAAAACCCGTCATAGTGAATTTTTGTTCATCCAACCATTCACCATCATCCCATGATACTAAACCCGCATTGCGATTTTTTGTAGTACCAACACCTAATGCTGAAAAGTATTTTTCAAACTCCAAAACAACAGGGTGTTCATCTAAATCTAATACATTAGGAAAATGTTCTCTAACACTTGCTTCTATTTCTTTGATAGCAGTTTGAGCCTTTTCAACTGAATCAATCTGAACATAGATTGAATCAGTGTGGCCGTAGACTACTTTCATACTCCGCCCACCTTATCGGGTGCGTATATTAGATTGTTGAATGTTAATTCGGGATGCAACTTTTGTAGGTCGTTTTGTAATTCATGTACTGCTTTTGCTACATTGTATGTTTGCGAATCTTGGTTAAACACACTATCCCATTCTATTTCCAATCTTTCGATTGTGTTTTCCAAATCTCTGATTCTCTCGTCTAATACTTCTATTCTATCAACAAGACCTTCATTTTCCATAGTCAGTCTTTTGATTTCTTCATTTAATTTATCTAATTCATATCTATTCATAATATCACCGTTACTATTGTTAGGATGGTTGCTATGTTCACGATATTTACCATCATCAATATCCTATTTGATTTTGCTATCATAGCCAGCAATTCCTCTAATAACTCATTCGTCTTGTCCATCATCATAATTAGCACCTTGTTCTATGTCTACAATGATAGCGTGACGCTTTAAGTTGTTCATCATTTGAAATAACTCCTTTACTTCTTGTAAGGTAGTTTCCCAAGTTTCTTCGGTATCATAAGATACCTTGACTGTTACATATTTAGTCATCATTATTTTCTCCCCTTATACAAATTAACATCGCTTCTTTTACCAACGACATGAAATGTTCTTTTCAGAAACACTCCTATTGAAGAAGTACAGGGTTGTCTTGTTCCATGTTTTTGAATTAGCATTTCACGCATACCACTTGCAGTAAATGGTTCTTCACATTCTTCCGCTATTTTCATAATCCATCTATGACTGTGTTTCAATCAAACACCTCCTTATATCCACAAGAATCACATTGCAATACTCCTTTGTCATTGACAAACTTAGAGTAGACATTCGTTACCTTTCTATGAGATTTCATTTTTAATTTACCTTCTTTGCATGTTGGACATTTCATCTTCTTTTCCTCCTTTCCATATATCTAATTTTTTTACAACAATTTGCACAAGCATTTTGTATAGGGTGTAATGCACCTACTTCTCTTTGACAAAGACGACATTTCAT